CTCACAATGTAAATCAAAAGGGGTGGGTAAACCATACTGAGATTAAACCTTATGACAAAACCAAAGTAAAATATTACATAGATGGTAAACCGTTTATGAATGGAATAGCACTAACGTAGTATTACTTACAACGTTGAGAATAAACCCTCGTTTTAATGGGGTTTATTTATTGTTGTAGTGAGTGCGGTATTATTAACTAAAAAATTATTTAAAATGAAATATGTAGCAATAGTAAGAAACGAGATTGAAGCCGAACAATTTATACCACCACTTCAAATACCAAAAGGAGTGATTAATGTATATGAAATGGGCAAAGGAACAAGCGATGACCCTATTTGGTTTACTGGTGAAGTGTGGACAATACAAGGCGAAAAGGTTAGAGTTAATAAAGGAGAATGGATAGTACAAGAACCTGATATGATTGATAGATATTATCCTATTGCGGATAAAGTGTTTAAACTTAAATACGAAGAACTAAAGTAGTATTCACTACAACAACTGAATAAGCACACTAGTAAACATACCGACCCAATAAGTCAGAATAAGCACACTACAAAACAAAAACACCATGAACGAAGAACAGAAAAAAAACGCCAAGAACATCAAGCGGCTAGAGATAGGCACGGTATTATTTGCCTTATTCTATGTGGGTATAATAGCAATCTTAGTTTACTGTGAGCTAGTATGACAGATATAAACAAGCTAGTTATACACTTAGATACGTGCATAAAAGAAAGAGATCAGCTAGTGATCAAGAGTGACTTAATATATAGAGACACAAAGCGGTTAACTAGAGAGATAAACGAAACTAGAAAAAAGATTAAAACCTTAGAGATATGAAAACCGATTTTGATTACGAAGAAATGTTTGAAGACGACTATGACACTGAAGACGATCCAATAGAGCCAGATCACTATTCATGCACTTGCTGCGGACACGTACAAGCTCTTGCTGGAATGGGTCATAGTTGCGAAAATTGCGGACTCTTTAATGTGATGGAAGGAGAGAACTTTTAATTAACTTAACCCTTAGAGATATGAGTAAGCAGATACACAAGCACTGGAGAAAAGACCTAAACCTTTACGAAACAAAGATCAATCTGTTTTGGTTTATCCATTACTACGTTTACTCAATAAGGCACGGAGCAGAGGTAACAACAAAGTGGAGGCTGTTTAAGTACAAGAATCCCGACTACATGAAGGGGCCAACCTCTATAGATGTAAAGACTCACGTCGGTCGTAAAGAGTTTAAAACTAAGTATTTATCTAACAAGTGGATGATACCAATTAACAAGTATTTAGACCTAAATCAAAATGATTAACTTTGTAGCATGGCATACTCAGACAAAGAAAAGACCGATATAGTAAACGACATCTGCCGACAAGTATCAGAAGGTAAGTCCACCCGTAACTCTATTACAGAATCAGGTATTAAGTTTAGTACCTTTTACGTGTGGATAGATGCTGATGTTTTGAAATCGAAACAATACACACGCGCGACTGAATTAAGGGCTGAACTAATGGCTGATGAACTAATGACAATCTCAGACAGCACAGCGGACGACATTATCACAGACGAAAGAGGCAACGAAATTATCAACCACAACGTAATACAGCGAGACAAGCTAAGGATTGATACGCGGAAGTGGTTAATGAGTAAGATGATGCCTAAGAAGTACGGAGAAAACAAGAGCCTAGACCTTACAACTTTAGGCGAGAAAATAACACAACCACCAATAACATGGGCGGCGCCAGAAAAAAACTAATTGCTAACTCTATTACCACAATATAAACCCTTATTCATTAACCCGCCTCCTAATCGCTACCACTTCATAACAGGCGGCAGGGGGTCGGCTAAGTCTTACCATGTTTCGCTACTGCTTTTAAACCTCACCTTTGAACCGGGTCATGTTATTCTGTTCACTCGTTGGACTATGGTATCTGCTCACATTTCAATTATCCCTGAGTTCCTAGAGAAGATTGAACTACTTAATCTTAGCCACCTTTTTAACATTACGCTAAACGAGATCATACACAAAGAGACGGGCAGTAGGATCATATTCAAAGGGATAAAAACAAGCCAAGGAACAGCAACCGCGAACCTTAAATCTATCCAAGGGGTGACTACCTTTGTTGTAGACGAAGGCGAAGAATTCCATGATGAAGACTCTTTTGATCGAATTGATTTATCTATCCGATCAGTAAACAACTGCAACAGGGTATTGATAATTATGAACCCTAGCAATAGGGAGCATATGTTATACAAAAAGTTTACCCCAGAACACCCGCGCGAAGATGTAACATACATTCACACTACCTACCTAGACAACATTAAGAACCTTAGCCAGTCCTTCTTAGATCAAGCGGATAGGATTAAAGCCATCAACTTAGCAAGGTATGAACATCTATTCTTAGGGGTATGGACAGACAGCCAAGAGGGGCTACTTTGGAATCACGGTATAATTGAAAGCAACCGCGTAAACTTTGCCCCGATCCTAGTACGCAAGATCGTAGCTATTGACCCCGCGATAAGTGCAACGGCTAAAAGCGACGAGACGGGGATTGTAGTTTTAGGCGTGTGCAGTAAAGGCGACGTGTATGTACTTGAGGATATGTCCGGAGTCTATTCTCCTAACGAGTGGGCGCAGGTTGCTAAAGATTGCGCGGTAGCTCATAACTGCGATTGTTATGTAGCCGAAAGCAATCAAGGGGGTGACATGGTATCGAGCAATTTAAAGAGCGTAGACCCACTACGGAGGGTTAAATTAGTGCGAGCCACAAGAGGGAAGCATACTAGAGCCGAACCCGTTTACGGAATGTACGAGCAAGGCCGCGTGAAGCATGTTGGCTACTTTAGCAAACTAGAGTCTCAAATGGTAAGCTGGAACCCTACCGACCAAACTAAAAGCCCTGATAGAGTAGATGCATTGGTCTGGGGTGTGACTGATTTAATCCTATCCAATAACGCAATAGGCACGAGTAGCAGCGGAAAAAAACCTAGACATGAGCCAAGGAGATTATAATAGTATCACTTTTTATTTAAGGTGATAAACTCTCACCGATCAAACACAATTAAACACTAGGAATTTATAACTCTAACTTTTTAAACGATATACTTAAGGGGTGGGCGTAATGTTTTAAAAAGCATTACGCCCTTTTTTTTTGTACTTTTGTCAGGCGCGTTTGTTTAATCACTATTATGCGCGCGAAAATTAAACACTATGCAGAAGATTAAACTAGGCAATTTTCCTTTCAACGTCCCGCAACGATGGCAAGACATCACACCCGCCAAGCTTAAGCAGTTAGAAGGAACGAAGTCAAACCAGATTAAGCAGCGGGTTCACATCTTATGCGACCTGCCAGAGATAGAACTAAGCGCAGACATCTATCTAGCTATCTACGAAATGTTATCCTTTATCGAAGAAGTGCCAGAGCTTGTACCTAACCGCTTAGACTTGCCTCCTTTGCTTAATTGGATTAGTGCAGAGTGGACGTTTGCAGAGTTTGAGATGGCACGGAAAATAGCAGCCAACCACTTAAACGAGTTAGGCGTTACATTATATGCACTTGCTCAGATTAAAGGCTTAGAGCGAAACTATCTAGAGGCGGGATGTAAAGCGTTAGACGGGCTTAATCTGTTTATAGAACAATGGGCGCAGTTTGATTTAGACAGCGACAAGAACGAACCTACCGACCTAGAAGAGATGGCGGGAATAGATCGCCTTCAAGCCTTTGGAGTCTATCCAATCCTTGAGAGTGTAGGTGCTAAGTACGGAAAGTATCCTAGCGAGATAGAGACGCAGCCCGCGGGTTGGGTTATGCAGGAATACATTTACACAATTGAGCGCCAAAGATATACGGATAATTTGCGTAAATTGCAGCCAACTAAATAACTAGCTATGGAAATGGAAATTAAAAAACCACTTGGAGATTTTATACTAACCAATGCAGAAGGGACACAGACCGAAAATGGCGTATACTATCATTATAGCGAGGTGTGTAATCTATTAAAAAAATATGAAAAGAAATTATTTATAGATAGTAATGTAGGGCAAAGCGAACAGTTAATTAACTTTTTGAAATGGGTAGGAGATGGTTATGACTTTGATAAAAACGCAGAAGCTATTGTAAAAGAATATTTAAACGAAGGCAATTAATAAGGCAATAACCTTAACTTAAAAACATGAGTACATTCACAACTATAAACAATGCCTTTGCTTCAATAGTTACAGCCGCCTACTCTAATACTAAGCAGGTAATCGGAACGCCTGACCAAGTGGCTAAGGTAGAACTAGCAGACGGGCAAGACCTATTTGCTATCTATGCTAACTATGCGCTACTACCCAATGAGCTGACCGGTGCAGTAGAACAGACGGAAAACTTCGGCTTTTATGTCGGCAAACCTGACACATTTCAAAGTACCTCAGTAGAGCAGAACACAATTATAGCCGCTTGCGATGTTATAGCTAATACAATACTAGCCGCCTTCGATGCTGCCACACTTACCAACGGCTTAGGAATGGAGAACATTAAGAAGACACCAGTCTATAAGCGGAACGGAGAAACAAGTTCGGGCCTATGGGTTACGTCAACCATCAATGCGGTAGTACCATGTTAAAGCTTCAGCTCGCATTTAGAGACGGAGCCAATAAGACTATTGATAAGCTGCAATCCAACATAAGAGAAAAGGCCCCTACCCAATTTGGGCCTATGAACAATACAGGGGAAGCGGCCAACTCTCTGAATTATAGATGGGTTTCTGAGAATCGCATCCAAGTTTATAGCGATATGCCAGGTCAGTTTAATTACATAATGACTTTAGAAACAGGACGAGCGCCAGGAAAGCGACCGCCAACCTCACCAATATTAGAATGGATCAAGTCACGAGGTATTCAACCTGCCGACATAACCCAAAAAAGCCTAGCCTTTTTAATCGCTCGTAAGATCGGTTTAGAAGGTTCTCTTGTTTTCAGAAAGGGAGGCAATACGGGCATAATTTCTGAGGTACAAAGTGAGCAATGGATAATAGATAACTTTGTTAAGCCATTAGAGCTTGAGTTAAATAGAGGCTTTACAGAGGTCTTAAGAGAAGTACTTAATTAATTAGAACTATGCCAACATTCGTTTACGTAACAGACCCGACTACAGGAGCAGCCTATGAAGAGGACGCACTACTTTATGAGATCGCTAACCAATACGCAATAGGTTCAATTGCTGACGATGGCGGGAACCTTCAAGTAGAGCTCGGCACAACAGGAACATCGGAGGCCGTAGCTGCAGGGGTGGTTTATCTGTCAATATTAGACGGGCTTGATAATACTGAGACTAGCGTAGTTAGTGTTTTATCCTCGACCTCTACAGAAATAACAGTAGACTTTACTTATTCAGGCTCCATACCTTCGTCTGGTAATGCTCGGATAGTAGAAGCGCGAGACTTTACAATCAAAACAGGTTACACGGGAATCGCTGCACAGCCATTTAAGAGCGCAAGCATAAACATGCGGCCAGACTTAAACGGGCTTTATCGGATTAACGCTAAGAGGTCTGCCGTTAGTAGATTCGACTTTACAAGCGATCCCAACGATAATACTGTTTACTCTCACAATACAACTGTCTCGGTTTACCCTGACTCAGTAGGAAGCAAGACAGCGATCACAGCATACAAGCACGTAACAGGAACAACTCCAGCGGCCACGATTGCTTACACGGGATGCCGTCAATTAGTGTCTCAGATCGTCTCTAACAAGTATGTAATTGGATTAGAAAGCACAGCAGAAATAGATGCCGCAGTTGACACAACGGTTGACATATTAGGGTACACGGGAAAGACTTACACAGTAGATTTTGAAACTAACATAGCAGACGCAGACACAACAATAACACCCTCAAGTGGTGACTTTTTTACATTAGTAACTGAGGACTCAGGGCAAACTATTACAGGGGTTATATTTAACACAACCGAAGCGGATAGAGTTAGTTTAGAGTTTGCGTTTGATGACGGCGGAGGTACTCCCATATCTTATGTATTTGAGTTCACTTCAATACTAGCACTAAGTAACAAGACCTGTTGCGGTGGTGAGATGTTCTTGTATTGGCATCCTAACGGGGGATGGGTTTACTATGAGTTTAATAGAATAGCCATAACGAACAACTCAGGAGGTTTGCCAACGTTTACTCAAAATTCTAATGTAGTTAGGTCGGTGGCTTATTCTAGACAACAAGACGTACTTAGTCTAATTGCAGACGTAGAAGGGGAGACGGTATTCGATTACCTTAATCAGATATTCTTCACGATGCAAGTTTATAGCGTAATAGGAACGACGTACACCCGTTACAATATCACAAGCGCACAGAAAGCCAGCAAGCGAACTAGGCCCTTTATAGCAACTTCTAATAGGTTCAGAATAACATTAGAAAAGGCTGAGATATTAACGCGCATAAACGAGGGTAAATGATCTACGCGATACTAGATGGCAAGTACAAGATAGACGGATTCGACCCCGTCCAAGTACTTAGTATAACATTTGCCGAGGCTGAATTTAGAAACATTGTAACGCGAGGGGGCACACTTAGCAATCAAGTTAAGCTTGCGAAGACAGGGAATAATCAGCGGACACTAGGGCTATTGGACGAGGTGAAAGCGAGAACCCTACAGGCTTATAAACTTTTTGAGGCTGATTTGTACATTGACAACCTTAAAGTGTTTAGCGGTAACATGACGATTTTGGAAAGTAACGACTATATCACGGTTCGTTTCTTTTCAAGTAGCGCGGGTTTCTTTAGCAGTATTAAAGGCAGGAAGTTAAACACAATAGATTTAAGCGCGTTTAATCATACTTGGACGGCTGCCAATGTAAACAGTAGACGACAAGCTACCACGGGAGTAGTTTACCCTAATATTAACTACGGAAGCTTTACGAGTATAGCAGTGGCAGACCAAGCGCACACGCGGTTCTTTCCTGCTGTTTACATAAATACGTTATTCGATGAGATAGCCACCGAGCTAGGATATACATACACGGCTTTAAACAATTTTACAACCGTTCTGCCATTCAGCTTAGATCAGTTTAGGAATCCTAATTTGAATGGCCGGAGTACTAAAACAGCAGATCAAACTATATTAATAGCTAACACGAATGTGCAGGCTATTGATTTCGATTTAATTGATAGTGACCCTTTTAATCTCTATACAGTTGGTACAGTTAACGGAACAACAATAAGCAACGGGAAAGGATCATCTATTTTCTCAGGGGTTTTAAACTACGCGGCCAACGCGGCTAACGGTGCGGCCATGACCATTAATTTTTATGTAGCTGGGGTCGTAATTCAAACAATAATAGCGGTAAACCCGGGAGAGACGGGCAGCTTAAACTGGGAATTTACTTTAGATTTTACTAATTTTGCCGCCTATCCTGTACCTGTTTATATCGGTGTGATAGGTGGTAACGGAGATGAGATTGACATATTAGAAGATAGTACTTTTAATTTAGTTGAGGGGGCTGGATTATTGACAGATGGTTCGGTGATTTTGATTCAAGACACTTTACCTGACCTTAGTATTACGGAATTATTCAAGTATGTTGCGATAAAAGAGAACGCGATTATATCGGTAGACAATCAATCGAAGACAATTAAGTTTGAGCGGTTCGATGAAATCGTGAACCGATACCCTACCGCCAACGACTTTAGCAAGAAAGTAGCGGACGAGAACAACGTGAGAACGATATTTCACTTAGACGAATACGCTCAAGAAAATCATCTGGATTATAAAGTCCCCAGCGAAGACGACCCTACAAGCATTCCGACCGTACAAGGGCGCGGAACATTTACCATTGCCGATAATTCATTGGAGAATGAAAAGGTGTTATATGAGGCTCCTTTCTTTCGGTCCGGATTATTTACGGGGATTCAAACTAAGCCAGTGATGATAATCATCCCAAGGTATTCGACTACCGCTTTGGCCTACGATGATCCCGACCTATCGCCTGGGATTAGGGTATTAGATATTTCGATTAACTCCGATATACTAATTAACATATCAGCAGTTAGCACCGTAACACCTCAAGCGAACGTAACATTTTCAGACTTTGCAAAAGACGTAACAGATCACTACGGGACTTTTACAACAGCCTTAAACAACCTTAAAGTGATAGAGGTAGATTTAAACGTAACCGCGCAAGATATTAGCGAGGTATCATTTAACCGACCGATATTTCTCTTAGATTCCTACTGGTACGTTATCAAGATAAAGCAATTCGAGGTTAACCGAGCAAGCCCGACTACATTCAGACTATTAAGATTATTTTAAAAGATCATGGCAGAACAAGTAATTTTAGATATTAGCATTCCTCTAACCGACGTACAAAAAGCGGAGCAGGAAATAGGCAAGATGCGCGGGGAAGTTGACAAGCTTAAGACCGCTAATAAGGAACTCGAAAAAACTTCAGTAGCTTATACAAAGAACGCGATAGAAATAAAGAGATTAAGCGGAGAGATTCGCACTAATGAAAGGGTTTTAGTCTCCAACACCAAGGCACAACTAGCTAACGAGGGAAGCGTGGATCAACTACGCGCGCAGCTATCGAAGACGTCTATACAGTGGGCAAAACTATCCAAGGATGAGCGCGAAAACAGCGAGGTTGGCAAGCAACTAACTGCGCAAAAGAAAAGCGAAACCGACCAACTCAAAGCCCTAGAAAAGCAAACAGGAGACAACCGAAGAAATGTAGGTAACTACTCCGAGGGAATGAAAGAGGCGTTAAAGTCTAGCGGACTATTCGCAAGAGAGCAGCAGGCACTTGCTACGGCTCAAAGAATTGTAGCAACCACAACGGGCGGGGTAAACAAAGGGCTTAAACTGTTTAGGCTTGCCTTAATTGCAACTGGTATTGGTGCTTTTGTGGCATTAATTGGAACATTAGTATCGGCATTCCTAAGCACTCAGCGCGGGGCGGATGCGCTAAACTCAGTAATCAAGCCATTGCAGTTTGCTTTCCAGAGAATTGTGGGAGTGTTCCAAAAAGTAGCGACAGCCTTAGCTGATTTAGATTTTCGCAAGGCATGGAACGAGTTAAAGTTATTTGGCAGCGAAGTCAAGGCGGGAGTTAAAGATGGCCAAGATTTCGCAAAAAGTCAAATTGCAATTAAAGATGCTCAACTAGCACTTGCTACCGTCCAAGGTGAATTAAACCGCAAGATTCAAGAGCAGAAAAGCATTGTTCAGGACGTTCTTAAAACCGACCAAGAGCGGACTAAGGCAGGAAAAGAAGCTATTGATGCGCTAAATCAAAGAACAGATTTAGAGGCCAATATTCTTAAGGAGCAACTTAAACAGGCCCAGTTAGCAGCTAATCAGAATGACACAGATCGAGATGCTAAGATAGAACTAGCTCAGTTAACTAGCGATCTTGCACAGTTAGAGGCTGACCGATTAAGTGCAAGCCTAGAGATACAGAATCAATTAAACGGAATCGAAAAAAGTTCAATCGAAAAAAGCAAAACCTTAGCCCTTGAATTATCGAAAGCACAGATTGAGCAAGCACAAATTACTAGCGATGAGATAATAAGAATCTCGGAAGAGGAATCAGATAAGCGGGTATTAATCGAAATGCAAAGGAGCAGGCGTGTTAACGATCAAGCACTATTAGCTCTCAAGCAAAGTCTAATTAACGAGGAAATAACGCGGGATGAATACGATTTGAAGCTTTTAGAACGCGAGCAAAACTTATTAAACTCACTTAGAGCAGCAAGAGTAATCGCGGGACTAGATACTACCGAGTTAGACAATCAATTAGCAGATATGCAAATTGCTAACATTGAGCGCGTAAAATCTGCAAATCAGCAAGCATCAGCAGCTACGGTGGCAATCAAAGGGGATGCGTTAGATAGCGAATTAGGAATAGCAAAACAAGGGGTAAACATCGCTAAGCAAGCAGCGGGAGACAATGCCGAAGCGCAGAAACTCGCAGGATTGGCGGCTATCGGAATTAATCTTGCCGAGACGATAACCAAGGCATCAACTTTAGGTCCAGCGGGTATTGCTTTCGCGGTTTTATCTAGTGCAATTGCGGCTGTTCAAACCGCTAAGATCAAGTCCACAAATACAAACTTCGCGGACGGTGTGATAGGATTAAACGGACCGGGAACATCCACAAGCGACAGTATCAGCGCGAACTTATCAAGAGGCGAATCAGTAATAACCGCGAAGGCGACAACGGCTTACGCTCCAGTTCTTGCGCAAATGGAGCAAGCGGTAGGTAATAAGCCGAATTTTCAAATGGGCCACAAGCGGAACTTTGCCAACGGGATTATATCAGCGGGAACAAGCCCAGCGATAAGCAGCACAAGAGCAGAGAACGCAAGCCTAAGCCGTGTTAGTGACGAGATAGGCAAGCGGAAAATCTATGTATCAATTGAGGAGTTCGAGGATAAGCAGCGGGACTTCACCGAGGCAAAGCAGTACGCTAATATTGTGGAGTGATTACTTAATCTTAATCACTACCCCAAACACGAAGCAGCTTTGTTGTAAATCGATATAATAATGCAGCCCGATAAGCGGGGAAACTAAACCCATGTCACGCGATGCGGTAAGGTTTAAGCGAATATCTACACCTTGAGTATAGCCTATTAGGTTAGCTCCAACTTGAACACCACCGAGCGCGACATTAGCACCCGTGGCGAAGTAAGGCCGATCTTGGAATAGACCTACCTCAATAGCGTTATGAGAAAAAGGCACACCTTTAAACTCACGATTAACGCGGTAGGATAAAGACAGCCCACCATCGGTTACGTTCTGGAGCGGGACGAGCTGCGCGAATGATTGGAAGGATAAAAGGATTAGGGTTAATATGATTAGTTTTTTCATGGCTTATAAGTTATTAGTTAAGCAAATGTAAACTAAAAGTTTTAGATAACCTAATCTATACAGTTAACGCCATTTCAATAGTCCCCTTGATATACACAACATAGTTCCTCTTCGCCTCCGTTCTCTTAGACGACAAGACAGCCACGTTAGCCAGGTGTAGTTCTCTGTCGTTCTTAAAAGACTTACTAAGCTCTAGTTGTTCCTTAAGGTGCTTATCTATCTCCAATAATCCAGCAATGATTAGACCAGCGTCCTCGTGCCGTTGTTTAATATCGGCTACTGTTACCTTTTTCGGCTTGATTCCTATTAAATCACTCATTCTCTTCTAGGTCTTTTTGTACTAATGTTTTAATTCGGCTAGTCATGCTTTGCCCTATCTTATTACACGCCTTTTGAAAGCTGTCTTTGTAAGGTGCAAGATTAACTGTTATTCTATCGTCTGACATATTATTGAATATCTAGCAAATTTACATAATTAATATGTAGCTATTACATAATCACTATTATATACTAATCCCTCTAATTAACTTAGCGCGAACTAAACAATAGTCGATTGGATATTTTACGCATCAACGGTATTATAGGAGAGCGCGAGCCAGCATTAGAGTCGATTCTAATAGCTAACGGCGTTGGCGAAAACTTCACCGCCCAAATGATGCGCGACTATCTCAGCCAAAATACCGAGGGGCCGTTTACCATAGAGGTTAATTCTATCGGTGGGGACGTAATCCAAGGTTTTGAGATTGCCGATATGATCGACCGCGAGAAAGCAAAAGGCCGCGAGGTTACTACTATAGGTATTCAGTTCGATTCTATTGCATCAATCATATTTTTAAAAGGAGACATTAGAAAAGCCGTTCGCGGTTGTGCTGCATTGATTCATAATTCTTGGCTTCACCCAGATCAATTAGGGGATACCTCTTTAAACGCTCAGACGCTTAGAGAGATCGCCGACGATAATGACGAAGCCGACTTTGCTATGATGGTCGAGTACTTAGCCAAGGCGGGACGAGACAACAAGCGATTGATTCAGGACTTAATGCGCAATGAGACACAGCTAACAGATAGACAACTGATAGACCTCAATTTTGCGACTGAGATGGTAGCACCAATGAGTACCGTTAAACACGGCAAAGCTTTAAGCTACAATTCCAAAGCACTTAAAGCAATGGCTGTACAATCAGTACAAGAGGAAGCAATAGAAAAAGAAACAAAAGAAGACGAAGATTTAATTTTAAAAACGACAGAGATGAGCGACGAATTAAGCGCAATCAAACAAGCCATGAAAACGCTTAAGGCGTTGATAGTTGGTGGACGTAAATCCATGGTCTTACCCTTAAAGGGTGGAGCGGGTGAACTTTTTGTTTTTTCCGAGGACGGAGAAATAGAAGGTAAAAGAGCGGTATTAGCTGAAGGTGGAGAACCCACAGAGACGCCAGCACCAGAAGGGCCACACGATTTAAACGATGGCCGATCTATTACAGTAGGCGCGGACGGAGTAATCCAGTCTGTAACTGAGTCAGCAGTTGACGCGATGACGGCAATGGAAGCGGATAAGGAAAAGATGGTTGCCGAGATGGTTGTTAAAGACGAAGCTTTAGCCATGAAAGACGAAGAAGTTAAAGCGGCTCAATTAGCCTTAAGCACTTTCAAGTCCGAAACTGAAACTAAGCTAAACGCTATGGCTGCAAGTATTGAAAAGCTTAGCGCAGTGGTTCCCGGTTCAGGAAAAGAGCCAACACGTCACGCGATGTTTACCAAGAGTCAAGATAGCGTTAAAGATATGAAGCCAAGCGATAGACGTTTAGCCTCACAAATTGCTTCACGCAAATAATTAACATAACAACTTATTACAATGGCAGCAAATCCAACGTTTACAACTCCAACCTATGCAGGTGAGTTTTTTGATGAACTATTCGGCCCAACCGTATTAAACCCCGCAGGTCTTGAGGACTTAGGTTTAGCTACGGTTATCGACCGAAGCAAATACAAAGAGACTATTTACGATGCAGACGATACTATCGTACTTGCAGATTCTAGTCCTACCTATACCGATCAAAGTACTACAGCTAATCTAAAAGAGATTAACTTAGAGTTGATACCTTACCAATTCAATAAGACTATTAGCTTAGACACTATTCGTTTAAGTTGGTATTCTAACAAATTGGGCGCTGGTTCAATGGAAGATTACAGCTACGATCAGTTAGTAGATCAGTATATCAAAATGGTATATGTTCCTAAATTGAATCAGGCACAAGCTAACTTAATCCTTAACGGTAAGACTGGCTTAGACGCGACTGTGGGTAGTTATACCTTTAGTGCTTCTTATAGTGGAGTGTACAACTTGTTCGACGCTTCTAGCGATGTAAACAAGATTAGCATTGCAGCCGACGCTGTTAATGTTGCAACAGTAATAAAGGGAACCACCACTACCTTAACAGTAGCCAGTGACGTTACAACCCTATTACAGGTTAACAACATCATATCGGTACGTACCGCGGCTGGTACTGGTTGGTCTGCAATTAATGGCGATCACACAATCTTATCTCTAACCGCTACAACTGTAGTTATCGGAGTAGATACTGACGCATTGACTAGCTCAAACTATACCGATGATTCTGGTTCTATTCAGTTCATCAATGCTAACAACATGGTGAAAAAGGTTGCATCTCACTACCGCGCACTACCTACTCAGGTACGTCGTAACGATGTGAAGATTGTTATACCTTCTCACCTAGAGTTAGAATGGCAATTCGCAGTGTCTGAGGCACAACAAAACGGAGGCGAGTACTACCTAAAGGCTCACGATCTGAAAATGATTAATGCCCAGATAGTAGTATTAGACAACGCGCCAGCTAACACCATCGGAAGTTGGGAGGCTAGTCGTGTATTCTACGGATATGATCTAAGCGATGACTACAGCAAAGTTTCTGTATTGTGGCAAGGTGACGGTACAGGCGATGAAGTGTATCACTTAAAAGGAAGAATGAAGACAGGCGTAGCGCTTACTTCTAAGTTCCAGAGTGAAATTACTCTATCTACTCCAGACGCATAATTAACGAGGGAGGGCCAACACTCTCCCTTTTTTTTCTAACATTTAAAACATAAAAATTATGTGCGTAACATCATTAAGTGTCGGGTTAGCCGGTACTTGCGCTGCCGTTAAAAAAGCGGGAGGCGTTAATAAAGCAATATACGCGGGGTCTGTAAAGGACTTATCTAGCGTAACATTTGCCACTGACGGATCGCTTGAGTCTATTACTCTAGCGTCGACTAAGCAAATGGTTAAGTTTGTAGGTCGCAGTACTAAGAACACAGCAAGCGAGCCTGTAACAGCAGAGGGAGAAGGTAACGTAAACGAGTATGTACATACTGTGCAGCCCGTACTATATCACTCCACACAAGCAGAGAGAGACGCTATAGAGGACTTGTTCGCATTAGATCAGGCTTTCTTTTTCATACCAACTAGAAGCGGTCAGATATTAGTGTACGGAATTTCTAAGGACGTTAATACTTTACAGGATTTTGGTCTTAAGTTAAGCGAAGGAGACGACGCTCTAGGTATTGAGTTAAACGATATGAATGCTCAGACCTGCACGATGGCAGGTAATATGTTGCATAAGTCTATCATCTTTGACGAGACAAGCACCTATGCTAATAACATCACAACTATCGAGGCTTATCTAACTCCTGCCGCGTAATGATTAGTTATAGGCTAAAAAAAGAATATCAAAACAAAAGAGTAGCGGTTGCAATCGGTGACCGCTCTTTTGGTATTGATGGTAACTTCTACGGAACTTACAGTAATGCTAATAACCTAATCGAAGACAACAAGGTCCTGTTTAGTAAATACTTTGAAACTCTAGAAGGTGAGGAGATTATCCCACAAGTTGAAGAGGTACAAGAAGTAGTACAAGAAGTAGTAAAGCCAAAGAGACGCAAGAAGTCTTAACGAATAACATCTAATTACCTATGCCGAACTTTTCACTCAAAGCGATGCTGTCCTCGATTCGCGACTCAATATCCCAAGACGGGCGAGCGTGGAGATGGGGGACAAAAGATAACTTTCCCAATATCATAATAGATAGTGCGAATGATTCAGGAGTGGCGAGGGAGTGCATAGATAAGTTAGAGACTTTCATCGCGGGTGATGGGATTAAAGATCAAGCGTTTCTTGATACGCTGGCTAATCCGGATCAAACGTGGGGAGAGTTAGACCGTGCCATTAATCAGACATTGGCTTACATTCCAGGAATTGCCCTTCGCGTATTGTACAATGCGGGGGGCTTACCTGCTGAGTTCCATTTGCTACCTATTCAGAACGTGAGAAAAAGATACGACGGGCAGTTTATATACAGCCCCGACTTAGGTGATCCTAGCGGTTTTCAATCCTTCACAGGTAGACATCGCGAAATAATACCCGCGTTTGGAACAGCTAAAACACCCTCAGAGGTTAGGGCTATGATGGCTAAACAAATAGCTAAACATGATAGGCAGCTTGGTGAGTTACTTTACACCTTTACTCCTGGAGTGGGTTTAAATTATCAACATTATCCTGTACCGAAATGGTCATCGGGATTAAACGACATTAACGCAGACGCGGCACTATCTCTACACGAAGAAAGTCAAGTATCAAACAGCTTCAAAGCTGGCGTAATTATACAGACTAGACCATTAGATAAAGTACTTAAAGACGAGAACGGGCGCACAGAATACGACTACTTCCAAGCGGAGTCTGAAAAGTTTTGCAGCCCTGACGGATCGCCAATACTACACTTAGAAACTCTTAACGGGGAATCTGCCGCCTCTGTTACGCCCTTAAATATCCAGCATCAAATGGATGCTACCGAGAAAGCAACCGACAGAATAGGCCGCAAGGTGTGTAGGTTGTTTGGTGTGCCTCCTATCTTATGTGGATTTGCTACGGCAGGAACACTAGGAGAGAGCCAAGAGCTAGTTAATCACATGAAGTTATTTAACCTTACTCTTAAAAAGAAGTGGGAATTAAAAGAACGTATGTACAAATCATTGTTTCCAGAAGTACCAAAGGAGAACTTTGAAACTGTAGAGATTGACATGTTTAGCTTTTTACCAGATAAGGTTATTGAAAGCATGACAGTGGAGCAGGTTAATGAAGCGTTCCAACTGCCAGCGGTTAAGGATAAAGTAGACCAAGAAGTAAGCTCTAGATTTGCCGAGTTTGGCGTGGGTGGTGTTCAAGGTATCTTATCAATTCAGACATCAGTGTCCGAGCAGATTATAGGAATAGACGCAGGCGCTAAAGTGTTAGAGGTTATTTACGGATTTGATGCCGAGCGAGCCTATCAGATGCTTGGAGGCGTGGCAACTATTGACAACGAAGGGCAAGTAAAAGACGCACCTAAGGAAGAAGTAAGAGAGGTAAACGAACACCTTAAGACACTAACAGGTAAACAACAGCAGCAGATTGACCGCGTAGTTAGGAAGTTCAACAAAGGAGAACTAACAGACAGCCAAGCAATAATGCAATTGACCTCAGGCTTTGGGTTTACAGATGAAGAAGCGAAGACGTATTTAGCAATCGAAGAAACAACAGAGGACTAATGGAATTACTTTTAAAAGCCGACATGCAGACTTACACACCGTTTGCGGCTGCAACTCCTGATGCATTCTTTAACCCAACGAGACAGCAGTTAGTTGACTCTATCGGTGGGCTTATATCCGATGAAGCACTTACCGCAATACTAGCCTTTACACGCGACGACGTAACAGATGAAGCAACGGCCTTATATAAGTTTTGGTTAGCGTATGTATTACCTTACTCAGTGCTTAGTGTATTTGTAGAAATGTCAGCAACTCACGGCTACACTTTTTCTACCAACGGGATTATTCAATTCGCAGACCGAGACAACACGAGCGCAGGAGTAGACGAGAAAAGTAGAGGTATGTTTATTCGCCAATACACTACACAGCGGGAACGATATAAAACACTAATGCAACGGGCATTTAATGACGTTAGCGGGGTCTTTGACTCTACGACCTACACAATTAACACCGAGAAATACAACACCGTTAAACCCGCTCCAGTGTTTACAGCAATAGGAAGGGTGAACACGGAAAGAGATTTAAGTTCTAAGTTTAGATTATAACAAAGCAAATAATAATATCATGGCAATAACGCAAAGAATAGGATTTTCTACAGACGGCTCAGAAGACTTTACATCAGGAACAGAAGTAGGGCAATGGTACGCAATTAAAGCGGCTCAGAATGCAGCAGCAACCGCTACCGTAATAATGACCTTTCCATCTGGATCAAGCCGATCAATTACGCTAGGGCCTGGAGAAGTGGAGTATGGAAAGATAACATCCATCGCAGTAACCGACGGAACTATTAGAGCCTACATCGAGATTAACGTAGCTGTTTAATGTTAGGGCTAGGCTTAGGCTTACAGTATAGGAATCGTTTAGGCTCCTCGTTTTTTGGACTGTTCGGGAAAGCGGCGGCGGGTTGGTCGTTGCAATCTCTTGACGGCTCAGATAGTCGGGCGGTGCAAGTACGTAGAAGTTCAGATGATACCGAGGCAGATTTCAGACCTTCGCAAATTAAAAGCGGGGCTTTATTGGCTTGGGTTAATACGCCCGTTGTGCAGTTTCAAAGTGATTTTTCAAGTGATAACAATCAATTTCCTAACTCGCAGAAGGTAGACCTTACATATAATGAATCCATAGGTGGAGTCAGTAATGCTATTAAAATAACTTTAAATGGCGGAAACGTCGCTCATTATGTGTATGCTATTAATATAATAGAGCAGGACGTAGAAGCGGATTTAACTTTTGATGTTTACATTCCTTCAAGTAATTCATTAGTAGATCAAATATTTAGATCAAGACCTTTGGGTGGCGAGTGGCTAACTCCCACGCCTGACACATGGGTGACTTATACCGCATCAGGCACAACTTCAAATACTTCGCTTCTTTTTTATGCTGGGAATAATAGTCAATTTGGCTCAGTAAATGCAGACGGTGATGTTATGTATATGAAAAACATAACTCTTACCCAAACCACCGCAACGGGAGCCGTTAAAACAATCTACGGTCAAGGTTCGGGATCAAATAACGCGGTGCAAACTACAACAACGGAACAAGCTTTAATTGTTGATTCTGGCGCGTTAGTAACAAGTAACGGATTGCCTTCATTGCTTTTTGATGGAGTTAATGATCACTATGATTTTACGGAAATAGCTTTAAATAATTACTCTATTTTCTCAGTAGTTAATAGTTCGGATTTTTCAGGGAATCAAGTTATTATAGGTAAATTTATTTCCGACTATTTGCGAATAGAATCAGGAGGAGCCTCTTTAAGAATAACACCTGGTGCTGCTTATTCGGGTCTCTCAGGGTCTATCAATACTCCATTTATTGCTTCGGTAATACGTGACTCTTCTGATGATATAACAATGAAGAAAAACAACTCTTCTTTCGGTACAACCGCAAACAGTGCAACGTCATTAGATTTAAGCGTAATAGGTCAAGCTAATGATATTTGGTTTTTTAACGGAAAAATAAGCTCAATTATAATATACGATTCTGATAAAACATCCGAAGAATCAGCTATAAATGTAAATATAAACGAGCGTTATAATGATATTTACTAATGAAGCACTACATTTTTAACACCGAACAAGCGGCACTAGATTACGATAAGGCCGTATGCGATAAGCACAACTTTAGCGAAGGAACAAATTTCGCGAACCCGCGCAAGCATCCCACCAAAAAGAAGTGGGCAATTTCCGCGAGTCCAAGGGTGGAAGTTGAAAACAAGGAGCCAATAGAATTAACTAAAGACTGGTTTAAAGATTCGATATGACACAGACTGCTTTGCTCGTTGCTTTATTTTCGTTTCTCTTTGCCGCGTTCCGAGAACTTTCCGAACACTCCACCGAGGGTAAGTTTACAAACTGGCCTGATTGGTGGAACGCCTCCGAGAGTTGGACGAATAAACATAGCTGGGGGCCTGATTGGTTGCCTCGTTGGGTGTTTGGTTCTGCTTTAGTTTGGTTAACAGATGCGGAACACTTCTTCCAATTACTAAGCACGTTTAGCATATTGGCAATGATCTTTATATTAGGCGGTTGGGAGTTGGCTTTAGTTGCCTACCTTGCACAAGCCCTTGCGGGTTTGCTTAAATCCTTTACCAATATCAGATGAAATTAACAAACAACTTTAGCCTACACGAGTTCTTAGACTCTCGCTTTTTTAACAAGGTAGAACAGAAACGAGTTTACGATAGCTACGAGGTAAATAAGTTCCAATTAGAACCGAACTTAATTGTATTGGTCGATAACCTACAAGTGCTTAGAGATCATTTAAACGCTCGTATATCTATAAACATTAGCTACCGCCCTAAGTGGTACGAACTAAGCAGAGGGCGCAGCGGGAACAGCCAGCACGTAGAATTAAAAGCCGCTGATATTGTGGTTGATGGTTGGGAGGCTCAAGACGTTGCCAAGGAAATAGAGCAGCTTATAGAAGAAGGTAAGATGATCGAGGGCGGCGTAGGCTATTATCATTCATTCACTCACGTAGATGTAAGAGGGATTAAAGCACGTTGGAACGGATGAAAGAGCATATTGATACAATAAAGCTTTGGTTGTTGAATGTAGCTGGCGGACTATTAACGCTAACCGAGGCGCTAGGAACAATTGCTAGTGCAATCGGAGCAATAGCGGCAGCGGTTTACACAATCTACAAGCTGGTGATATTGCACAGAGACAACAAAAAGAAAACAAAATGAATTGGATTAGCTGGCTAGTTGGGAAAAGTGATAAGGGTATAGTCGATCAGGTTGCTGATGGGATAGATAAATTTGTTTATAGCGGTGAAGAAAAGGCAGAGAATCAAGCGAAATGGGAAAGCGAAGTAACAAAGAGATGGCAAGCGGATAGCGAAGCACCTATTACAAGGCTAACAAGGCCCTTCTTAGTTATATTCACAACGATAGTTATATTTGTGTTCGGTGCTTTAGATGCAAGCTTAGAGGGTTTCTCTATAAGTCAACAATATTTAGACCTCTTCACGATTACTTGGACTGTAATGATTACGGCTTATTTTGGTGGTCGGTCATTTGAAAAGGGAATTGTAAAAAAAAAATAGTATATTAGCCATTCAACACCGGGATTATTTAGTAGTGTTTTTCATAGTGCATGTTTAATTTGGTTGGAAGCCTCGGAGAAGTTCGGGGCTTTTTTGTGTTGTTATGTAAAATAATAGTATTACATTGCACCTATCAAATAACACACTATGACATTCACAGAAAAAGCAAAAGCGTTTAACCACATTGTAATAGCTTGGCAATCCGACACCGAAAAGGTTAGGGTAGCATTCCAAGAGCAAATTAGAATCTGCCAGCAGCTACCGGTAGAACATCCTCAACTAGAACTTGCCACGGATCAACTCCACGAGTACAGTCACCTATTGAAGTTCAAATTAAACAACCCACCTAAATACAAGTAAACATGAGTACTACTGAATTAACACGAATTGAGAATTTACAAAAAGTATCCAATCAAATTAATGAAGCTTATTCGCCTGAGCAAATTGGAGTAATACAAAAGAGCGTTGCTAAAGATACCACCTTTGCGGAGTTAGCTTACTTCTTAAACGTATGTAAGACAATGGAGCTAAACCCTTTTAATAAAGAGGTGTGGTGTTATAAGGATAATAGAGGTAATCTTTTAATCTTTTCGGGCCGTGATGGTTTTCTGTCCAAGGCACAAAAGAACCCGCTATTTAATGGGATGCGTTCCGCTGCTGTTTGTGCGAATGATGATTTTAAAATGAACATTGCAACGGGTGAGATTAGCCACTTTCCAAACTTCAAAGAAGATAGAGGCGCTATTATCGGAGCGTATGCAATAGCGTTCAGAAAGGGAGGAGAGGCTACTATAGAGTGGGCAGAGTTCGCGCGATACAATAAAGGTTATAACGCTTGGAAGAGTCACCCAGAGGAGATGATTAAGAAAGTAGCTGAGTCACATTCATTAAAGAAAGCATTTGGCATTTCAGGTGTGCAGTCAGAATATGAGTATGACGTAAAAAACAACATAGCTGCTCCTATTGGTGCGACTGCTAAGGTTGATAAATTACAAGTCTTACAAGACCTACTTGATGAGAAAGCAATGGATATAACTCAAGAGGATTATGCAGCTATTAAATTAGTAATAGACGGCAAAGAGGAATCAAGCTATGACAAGGCAATAAAAGTATTAACCGAATTACAAACTAATAATGATTAGCAGAGTAGCCAACTTTAGCAGTTCAAGCGCGCACCGATTAATAGGCGCGGGAAAGCGACCAATGACAGCGGACGAACTAGCGGCACGACCTAAGAAGGGGGTCGGTAGTGCGGTTAAGCAAATCGAAGACAGCACAATGTTAGGAGCAACTACCATTAGCTACATAAAGGAGAAGGTACGCGAGGAGAAGCTAACACGATCACTACAGGCCGACAGCAACGCCCGCCCTTTAATTTGGGGTAAGGTTATGGAGCGGTATGTTTTCGAGCGGAAACTAGATACAAGTTATCGAGATGGCAACCAACAAGGCAGAGTTGAGCATACAACTGTAGACCGTTGGAACGGCATACCGGATACTTTAAGAGTAACGGTAGACAATAACATAGTCGGGGATATTAAATGCCCATTCAGCTTAACTTCTTATTGCGATACAATAGAAGCAATTGAGGCGGGGCTAGATGTTTACAAACTAGAGAAGAGTGAAAACTACTGGCAGTTAATTAGTAACGCTTGTTTACTTGAGGGTAAGTTAGAGATTCCATTCAATCAAGGCGAGAGTATTATTTACGTTCCTTATGCTAGTGAGCTGCCAGATATTAGAGACTGGATTAGTCAAGACTTTACACCTGAGAACGAAGGATTAACACCTTTCCAATGCGAGTGGATTTATAATCAAATAGTGGGTCTGATTACTAGCGGCCAAGAGCCTAGCTTTCCTTACCTACCTGATGCATCAAGTTATAAAGATTTAACATCTTGGACCTTTGACATCCCGCAATCAGACAAAGACCTACTAACCGCGCGGGTAAAAATGGCGGTTCAAGAACTTAACAAACAATTAAAGTAATGCAACAATCAATTAAACAATGGTTTGAAACCATAGAAGACCCAGAGATTAGAGCCAACGCTATAAGAAACACAAGCGCAAGCCGACTAAAATCACAATGCACTTGCTTAGATAATAGTTTACGCCTGGCATTTGTTTGGGAGGTGTCACCGCAAAAGGGTAAATACTGGAGGGATTATATGAACACTTTAACAACAAAAAAATGAATAACACAATACTAGACCACGTTCTAAGCGTGGTTTGCAAATCGTACAAGGTAACGCGCGATGACATGACCGCCAAGCAAGACGCGGGAAGAGGTGGGAACGATGACGTAACCCTAGCCCGTGGCGCTTATATGTTCATTAGTTCTGAAATTGGTATATCGGGCGTAGCGGCTTCTAGGTATCTTTTTCTTAATAAAGGGAACGCCAGTACCTACCGGACTAAGTTTATTCAGACCGAGAGCGAGATTAAAAAGCAAAGATTAAGATTAGCTATTAACCGAAAATTAAAGTAATGAGTAAATTATATCTTATACAAGATTGGGGAGTAAACATTGAATGTATTGAACCCATAAAGCAAACTGATAAAAGCTATTGGGTTGAGTTTCAGTTAGCGGATGGATGTCCTATTGAAATTCAGCAATATAGAAAAACTACTAATTACGATCAAGCTTTTGACTCTAAAGAAGAAGCAAAGCAAGCAATAATAAATAGATGCACATTATCTATTAGTATATTAGAGAGGGAACTAAAACTCGCAAAAATAAATTTACAACTTACAAAAGATATTTAGACGATGAAAAGTAGAACCAAAACCGCGACAATGATAACGACTTACACCCTGCTATCATTCCTAGCCGCCTACCTAATCGCTGACGAGAGCGGGGTAGTTAACCCATTAGTGAACTCCTTTATTATTTACGGGGTTTGGTTAGTGGTGGGAATATTGGCTGGAGCAGGGGCGGTTATATTGTCCTTATTGATTACACCTATTAGAGAACTAAAAAAACAGATAAAAGAATGAGTGAAATTACAGGAAGATTAGCAGTCAAAGGAGAAACTAAGTCTTTCGGGGCTAATGGTTTTACTAAGCGCGAGTTTGTTATTGAAACAGATTCCCAATATCCGCAATTAATACAAATAGAATTAATCAAGGATAAGTGCAGTTTAATAGATTCTATTAAGATCGGGGACGAATTAACAGTATCTTATAACTTGAACGGCAGAAGTTGGACTAACCCACAAGGCGAAATTAAGTATTTTAACTCCGTGCAAGGCTGGCGAATTGATAAAGCGAACCAAGCACCACCCGCACCAAGTCAAGCGGGTTTTGTCGATAATGAAGAGGATCCATTTTGATAGTAAAGCTTAAAAAATGCAGAGAGTGCGGAGGGGAGTTTAAACCCTTCCGCTCTACTCAAGTGGTCTGCAGTACTTCGTGCGCGGTTAAACAAGGGGCAGCGGTAGCGAAAAAGAAAGAGGCAACCGCCTGGAAAGTGAAAAGAACTAAGCTTAAACAAGGTCTAAAAACTAGAACCCAAAAGATAAACGAGGTGAGGGTAGTCTTCCAGCGATGGATTAGACACCGAGACAAAGACCAGCCTTGTATATCTTGCGACACCTTAGCCGCTACAAAGTGGGACGCGGGGCATTATCTCAAGGCAGAACTTTACACAGGTCTTATTTTCACCGAAGTCAATTGTCATAAACAATGCCAGCGCTGCAACCAATACGGGGGGGGCATGCAAGCGGAGTATAGAATAGGCTTGGTTAAACGAATAGGATTGCAAGTAGTATTAGAACTAGAAAGCATTAAAGACGGGCTTAGAGTCTACCAATGGAGCGACACGGAACTAAGCGAGATTAAAAAGAAGTACAGCGATAAATTAAAAGAGTAATATTATTGCTTTATCTAAAATAATAGTATTACATTTGACAAACTTAAAACATACAACATGAATGAATACCAACAATTTCTAGAAACTAAAAAAAAGACTTTTCTAGAAAGCGGTTTTGAAGTAGACCAAAGTACTTTAAATTCTAATCTATTTGACTTTCAAAATCACATAGTATCTATTGCTTTAAGAAAAGGCAGATTTGCAGTCTTCGCTGATTGTGGTCTAGGTAAGACACTAATGCAATTAGCATGGGCCGAGGCTGTTTATAATGAAACAAGTATCAAGGTATTAGTATTAGCCCCGTTAGCGGTAGTAGAACAAACCAAAGAAGAGGCTATTAAGTTTGGGGTAAATACAGATGCATTTGATATTACTAATTACGATCAGTTAAAAAATGTAGACTGTAGTATTTATAGCGGAGTTGTATTAGATGAAAGCTCAATATTAAAAGGTCGGGATGGTAAATTATCTAGGCTTATTATTGAAAGCTTTAAATTAACTCCTTACAAATTAGCTTGTACTGCTACACCTTCGCCTAATGACCATATGGAACTAGGGCAGCATAGCGAGTTTCTAGGCGCGATGACTTATTTAGAAATGCTGGCTATGTACTTCGTTCATGACGGAGGCGAAACATCTAAATGGAGATTAAGAAAACACGCTAAAGACCCATTCTGGACTTATGTATGCACTTGGTCTATTGCCGTTGCTGAGCCTTCAACTTTAGGATTTGATTCTAGCGGTTATAATTTACCTGAGATCGAATACATTGAGCATATTATTCCAGTAGAAAACAATACAGAGTCTTTATTTGGTGACGTAGCGGTAAGTGCTACCGAACTACATAGAGATTTAAAGAGGTCTTTTGATCTTCGTATTAATAAAACTAAAGAAATTATTAGCGGCATCAATGGGCAGTGCATAGTGTGGACGTTAAAAAATGACGAGGCTACTATTTTATGCAAGGAATTAGACGATAGTGTTAACGTGCAAGGATCGGATAAGCCAGAGTTTAAAGCGAAGAACTTAAATGGATTTGCAAAAAAAGAATTTAGTAATCTGATTACTAAAACAAGTATTGCCAGTTTTGGAATGAACTATCAGCAATGCAGTAATATGATATTTACTTCTTACGACTTTAAGTTTGAGGCGTTTTATCAAGCAGTTAGAAGGTGTTATAGATTTGGTCAGAAGAACAAAGTAACCGTTCATCTATTAGTACCAGAGAGTCAAGTTAACGTAAGGGCTACAATTTTAGAAAAGCAAAAAAGACACAAAGAAATGATAGATGAAATGTCTAAATACTCAAGCGAAGCTGATTATAAAAGCAGTAAGTCAAAAGTTACAATAAGCCATAAGGAAGTAAAGACAGATGAATACCACGTTATTAATGGGGACTGCGTTAAAGAGTCTAAAAAAATAGACGACAATGCTGCTGATCTAATAGTATTTTCGCCTCCTTTTGCAGAGCTTTATGTTTACTCTGATAAAGAAGAAGACATGGGCAACGTTGCTAACTATAAGCAATTTGAGCATCATTTTAAATTTCTGATTCCAGAACTTAAACGAGTATTAAAACCAGGTAGAATATGTGCTATTCATTGCATGGACTTACCAATACAAAAAGGCAAAGAAGGATATATTGGACTTAGGGACTTTAGCGGTATGATTACTAAATGGTTTCAAGATCAAGGTTTTATTTATCATTCTAGGGTTACAATATGGAAAAACCCAGTAACTGAAATGCAAAGAACTAAAGCATTAGGATTACTCCATAAGACTATTAAGAAAGATAGCGCAATGACTAGGGTGGGTATTCCTGATTATATTCTTTACTTTAGAAATGAAGGAGATAATTTAATACCAATTACCCATCAAGATAAAGACGATAGCAAAGCGGATTATCTACCTGTGGACTTGTGGCAAAAATACGCTTCACCTGTATGGATGGATATTGATTATGGTAGAACTCTACAATACAGATCGGGTAGAGATGGAAATGACGAGAAGCATATTTGCCCTTTACAACTAGACACCATCGAGAGAATTATCCATTTGTATTCAAATGAAGGAGAAACCATATTTAGCCCATTTGGCGGTATAGGATCAGAGGGGTTTAAAGCAATACAGATGAATAGAAAATCTATTAGCATTGAGCTTAAAGAGTCATACTTTGCTTTAAACGCAAAAAACCATAGAGACATTGTAAACGAAAAGAAAAGTACCCTAAAATTATTTTAATGAGCAGATTACACGATATCTTAACCATCCTAGCAAACCCCGACTTAACAAAGTTGCAGCGCCTATTATTAGCCTACCTAAACGCGCAGCAAGAGGACGAGATTATTACCAACTACACAATCATAGGCGAGGACATTGTAGTAACAGAGCAGACAGCAGAGCGCACGATCCGGGAGTTAGTACGGGCTGGCTATATGCAGAAAAAAACCCTCTCCAAAGTCGGAGTATTATTAAGTAATTTTAGATCGTAAACTATGACACCAGAAAAAGAAAAAACCGACTACCAGACTATTATCCAAAACCAAAGCCTCACACCTATACAACGCTTAATACTGATATACCTAAACACTTTAGAGGCTGATTTTATCGAGGGGCGGTTAACGGATATATCGGAGTTGTTAGGTATCGGACGAACTACCACCGCGCAAGAAACTATTAAACTACATGCGATGGGTTACTTGCAGCGTGAGAATATGGGGCGGCCAGGGGATAGATACGGGATTAGGTTAAGCGATTTTAGGCCGTAACGTGATGGCTATGGTTAGTCATTTGAGGTACGAAAATGGAATATAAACCTTGTTAGCGTTTGTTTTTGAGCGTTGGCAGTAAAAATTAGAATATAATGGCAATAGAAATTAAATACTACAGTGTAGTTGAAAACGGAGAAACAAAGCATTTAAAGACTAAAGTGTCTTCAACCGTAATTGATTTTATGGTACAAGAATATAAAAAGTTCCATTCATCATTAAAAAACAAAAATGATTACTCGTTTCAGAAATATTTAATAATGCACGGGATAGAGTGTATTTATGATGGAACTTTTGGTTATGTAAATATAGATCAAGCGTTGGCAAATGAACGCTAACGATGGGAATATGGTTAGTGGATTTTTAGCCATTAAATATATTACGTGTTGTACATAGTGCGGAATTAATAATAAAAACTTAAATAAAATGAAACAAGAAAAAATAGATTACGACAAGATTATGGCTTTGGGCTTTAGTGTAGAAATTGCTTCTGATAGTTGTTATGAGGCTGAACACGGATATGCTTATTGCATAATTACAAAGAACCTAACAAAGAAGATTTACTTGGACTGGCAAAAAGATACTAAACTTTGTAAAATGGTAAGAATAGATAGCCCAAAGACAGGTAATGTAAAAGCAGAAACCCAAATAATGAACCTAGAGCAAATTAAAACTCTAATAGATTTTTTCTCCAACGAGAAAAGAACTGAACCTAATTATTATGGACTAGCCTAGCATTGTGTACAATGACTAGGCTATGAATTGAAGCCATTAATACAAAGTTTAATTCACAACAATAACCTTGACAGGGCTTTTATTTATAGGCTTTGTTAGCAACTTTTAAAATTATGGTAAAGAGAATATTAAACACACTTGGATTTATCGCATACACTATTATTATTTTAACACCCTTATTTTTTCCTTATATGATAATAAGAGGTTGGACTAAAACAGAAGATGAGTTATTGAAACCTATGTTTTATTTTATAGACGGAATGGAATAATTTTTATTGTTGCTAACGTTTAGTATAAGGTGAGAAGCCACACCTAAATTTGGCTATTTAAAACAAACCCTTGTGGGCTTTTCACTTTATACAGTGTTACCCACTTTTAAAATTACGATTATGGAAGATGTACTAAAATTTGATTACAAAAAAGGTATGCAAACTGTTTACCCTGTACATTTTATGGTTAAGAATTGGGCATTTACAGAAGATGAACACGCAGAAGCAACACTTGCACACGCAATGGCAGTTGTAGCAGAAAAGAACGGAATGAGTGCAGATGATTTATCACACCTTTTCCCTGCACTTCTTAGAACTCTAAAAAGTAAAATTGATTGGGCTAAGTAATTTTTATTGTGGGTAACGATTAGTATATGAAATGTGGAGCAAAGCGGAATTTTTTATATACCGTGTTATGCTCTTTTAAATTTAGATAGATGACGAAAATGTATATAGTAAGATATTGCGGTGGTAGTTATGATGATTGGTATGAGGCTAATGTATTTGTAACTGATAAAAAGACAACTGCTACCAAGTATGTAACCAAGTTTAACAAGACTCTTGAAAAGTGGAAGAAGTACTACAGTCAATTTGAAAGCAAAGAACTAGGTATGACTTGGATAAAAGATGAATATGTGGATCAACATTTTAATAGATGGAATATCCTAAGAAATATAAATAACTGTTATTGGAAGGAAATAGAGTTAAGGTAATTGAGCATAACAACTGGATAAGCGCACCACTACATATATACACCTAGTAAGTTAGGATATGTTTACCCAAAAATCTCTTAAACTTGGGACACGTTATATTATTTCAGCCATTAAAACGGACATTGATTTTACGATAGCCGATTAGTTAATTAAATAAACGCCAGTAATTTAAAAAACTGGTTAATCTTTGAATAAATTAAAATACCTTTAGACCCTACCTTAATCAGTTACAGAGTGGGGACTATCTACGCCAACACCTTAAGCCTAATATTCATCATTAATAAATTGATAGTATTAACCTTCTTTATTTTTACTTTTTATGCCGAAGAAAAGAGAAAACCGCTACCGTATAAACAACGAGACAGCAAAGCAACTAGGAATAGAAACCAATAAAAGCGGGCGGTACTCACTTAGGCCCGACAAAGAAAAGGAGTATCTAGCCATTAAACAAGACTCGGTTGTAGATGAGGCCCTTCACCGAGGGAACCTAAAACAAAATAGTTGGAAGGTTGCATGGGTTAAAGAAGAGGGCGTTTCTGTCCTAGTTAAGAATCCGGACTTTAAAGAGCACACTATAGACTACGACATCCTCCGAGAGGACATGATTGCAGAGATGCTCGAACTCTCACCAGTAGTTAAGAAGTATAAGCGCAAGAAGATAACTGACCCGCATTGCTTAGTGCTAGATATTGCCGATCTCCACGTAGGGAAGCTGTCAACGGTAGGAGGGGCGGGGAACCATTACAATGTAGACGTAGCAATTGAAAGGGCTATAACAGCCTCCGAGTCATTAATAGATAAGTCCAAGCCTTACAACATAGATAAGGTTTTCTTTATCATTGGCAACGATGTACTCCACACCGACAACACCACGGGATCCACAACCAAAGGAACGAACCAAGACACGGACGGGATGTGGTACGATAATTTTAAAGTCGCTCGGATAGTCTACACTCAGATCATTCAGCGCCTATCAACTATTGCACCCGTTCATGTAATACACTGCCCGTCTAATCACGATTATATGACGGGCTTTATGTTAGCTGATAGTGTTAGCTGCTACTTTCACAACAATCAAAATGTAACTTTTGATGTGACAAACGTGCATCGAAAGTATTACCTATATGGAACTAATTTCTTAGCGTTTTCTCACGGAGAAGGAGCTAAATTAGATCAGATACCGTTATTAGCAGCGCACGAAGCACCTATACTTTGGGCGCACGCTGTTTATCGTTATTGCTTTCTGCATCATATCCACCACAAGGATGTATTTAAGTTCCGTAGCGGCAAGGATTACATAGGAATGACGGTAGAGTATTTAAGAAGCCCAAGCGCGCCAGACCAATGGCATGCCGATAAAGGTTTGGTAGGGGCTAAGATTGCGATAGAGTCATTTATCCACCACCCGCAACAAGGCCAGATTGCAAGGCACACGCATAATTTTTAAACTGAACAACAACATGGAAGCAATACAGAACATAACAACAAACCCCGACCTCTCACCTATTGACAAGGTAATACTATGCTACTTAAACAGCTTAGAAGTAAAGGAACTGGATACAACTTTAAAGGACTTAAGCCAGAAGTTAAGTATCCATAAGCCGACCTTATACCAAAACATCTACCTCCTAGAGGAAGCGGGATATTTAATCTTTGAAAAGATTTACGGGGCGGGAATAATTTTAAGCGATTGGGAAACATAAGTAATTAATCCCTATATTTGTTCTATCGAGTCGAGACGATAAATAAGAACTTATAACAAGACCTTTAGCTGACGGACTCTCGACTCCTGACGCTAGAGGTTTTTTCGTTAATGGCAAAGGAGCTACCATATTTTAAATTTGAGCCTAACGAGTGGGAAAATGGAAACATTCAGATACTCTCTAGGGAACACAAAGGGTTATTTATAGACCTCTGTTGTATGTACTGGTCAAGGTTGGGAGACGTTCCATATAAACTAGCAGTGCAAAAGTTATGCGCTGGCAATGCGACCGCATTAGATTCGCTTTGCGAGGAGAACATAATCGCATTAGAAGAGGGTCAAATTTGTATTGATTTCCTTAATGAACAGCTAGACGCTTTCGGTAACACTAGCACACAAAACAGCAACAACGCAAAAGAGGGCTGGCGTAAACGTAAGCTGGCAAAGGAATCAAGCGAGCGCAATGCGAGCGCATCTGATCCGCAAAGCGAAAGTGATGCCATAAGAGAAGAGAAGAAGAGAGAAGAGGAGATAAGAAAAAAGAATATAGATGCTCGCAAATTAAAATTTGCTGAAACATTAAAACCTTTTTTAGAGCAATATGGAAAGGATATGATTAATAAATTTTATTCATATTGGACTGAGCCAAATAAAAGCAATTCTAAATTTAAGCAAGAACTACAAAAAACTTGGAGCGTATCGCATAGGCTTAATACTTGGCACACTAATAACTTTAATACCAAACCAAACAACAACCAGAAACAAGACAGAACTTATAAACCATTATGAAGCAAGAAGAATACATACTAGGGGCCGCGATGTGTACCGATGCCAGCGCCTTATCTTTAATCGAAACTATTAAGAACCCTAACTGCTTTACTACCGAATTAAGACAAGCGATCTTTAAAGCGATTTTAAGCCTATTTGAAGCGGGTAAGCGTCCCGATGTGATAAACACGCCAACGGAGTGCCAAAAGTTCATTAAACGGCCTGAAAATGATATTGTAAGCTATTGTATCGGGCTGACTGCAATCGTAAGCGGAACGAGTAACCAAAAGGAACTATGTGAGTTCGTGCAAGATATTTATCTTAAACGCAGATTGCAAGGATTAGCCCCTTACCTAAACAGCTTAGAAGGTAATACCGACACGTTTCAAGAAGTAATGGCCGATCACATTACTAGGCTGGATGAAATCGAAAGCGAAAACACTCAAGAGGGCGTGGCTACACTTGATGAAATGATTACAGAAACTAAGGAGCAAATACTAATACAAGCCACTAGCGGGGGAGTAGTAGGAATGCAAACAGGAATAGATGTATTGGATAAGACCACGGGCGGTATGCAAGACGGCCACCTCATCACAATAGCGGGGCGGCCAGGAATGGGTAAGAGTGTTCTAGCCATGAATATTGCCTACCACGTAGCGAAGACAGAGAGGGTGTTAGTGTTTAGCAGGGAGATGACCGCAAGCGAATTGATAAAGAGAATCGTAGCTAGTGAGTCAGACTTTACAATGCAAGAGTTGTTTACCAATACCATACAAGCGAATAGAGTGGATCAGTTTAATATCGCAGCCGACCAAATTAATGAGACGGGGTTAATAATTGATGAGCATAGTAGCAAGCTAGGAGACTTAGTTTATAGGGTTAGAAAGGAGGCGCGGAAAGGTTTAAGATTGGTGGTTATCGATTACCTAACTTTAATCGACGGGCAAGTAAAGGGAGGCAATGACACCGCTAACCTAACCAAGATAACCAGAACACTAAAACAATTAGCTAAGGATATAAACATTCCGATAATACAACTCGCACAGCTTAACAGAGAGGTAGAGAATAGACCGCTTAAGATGCCGCAATTAAGCGACCTTAAACAATCCGGTAGCGTGGAGGAGGATAGCAACCTTGTAATATTCTGCTATCGCCCACAGTATTACGACATGGAGACATTCGAGGACGGAACCAATAGCGAGGGCATGGCTGATTTAATAATTGCCAAGAATAGAAACGGGAACGTAGGGAGAATAAGACTAGGTTTTGAGGGAAACAAAGCAAGGTTTAGGGATTACAACGCAATGGATAACAACCAACCACAATTTTAAGTTATGGAAATAAGCAGAGAAAACAAGATCAAAGTAATACTTTTAGGATTCGCTAATTATGAAGCGGGGCAAGACTACGGATATAGCGTTTACTATAAACACTTGGAAGCGTTAGGGGTAATTGATCTAAGCGCATCGGATCGGTGGGCATGGTTAGAAAAAGCAGCCAATCAAATGAAAATAATTTACGGGCAGCAAATAGGGTTTCCGTCTAGTGTAATTCACTTTAAGGAAAAGCTAGACGAACTTAATCAGATTGACTTTAAGAATAGAAAGGGGGATATTAAGGAAGACTTAAAACTTCATACAAAAATGATAATAGTTAAAGATTTCTATGCCGGTAAGAGTAAAGAGGATATTAAACAAATACTAAAATGAAAGATCATAAATTTCCATACGAATGGACGATAAAAGAAGCCAACTTTACAAAAGATAAAGGAACGGTCTTTAGCTGCTTTGCTTGCGGTGGTGGTTCTACAATGGGTTATAAGTTAGCCGGGTTCGATGTTTTAGGGTGTAACGAAATTGATCCTAAGATGATGGAAGCTTATATTAAAAATCACAAACCAAAGTACAGCTACCTTGATCCAATCCAGACTTTTAAACTTAGAAAAGACTTACCAAAAGAACTTTATAACCTTGATATTTTAGACGGTTCGCCGCCGTGCAGCAGCTTTAGTACTGCAGGTAATCGGGAAAAAGATTGGGGTAAAGAAAAAAAATTTAGAGAAGGTCAAGCAAATCAAGTTCTTGATAATCTATTTTTTGACTTTATAGACCTTGCAAAAGAGCTGCAACCAAAAGTTGTAATTGCAGAAAATGTCAAAGGATTATTACTAGGTGATGCAAGAAAATATGTAAGAAGGATTTATGAAGCTTTTGATAAAGCAGGTTATTTTGTGCAGCATTTTTTATTAGATGCTAGTAAAATGGGAGTGCCGCAACGAAGGGAAAGAGTTTTTTTTATTTGCTTAAGAAAGGATTTAGCAAAAGACTTTTTATATCAAAAAGATATGTTCACAACATTACCAAAAATAGATTTATTTTTTAATGAAAAAACTATACTATTTAAAGAGTACGAAGATGACCTGGGTGCGGAATTAAACAAAGAAACACTAACATATCATAGGTGGTTACAAAGAATACCAACTGATACATCTTTTGGAGAAATCACTTTAAGAGTAAATAAAAAGAAAAGTGATTTTAACACTAAAATAGTACACTCAAATAGAGTTTTTCCTACTGTTGTATCAAAAGGATGTGAGGTAAAATACAAAAAAGCTATTAAAATATCAAAATTAGAATATTGTAAAACAGGAACATACCCAATTGATTATAATTTTAACAATAATAACCCAAGCTATTTAATAGGAATGTCAGTACCTCCAGTTATGACCGCCCAGCTATCTTCCAGAATATATGACCAATGGCTTTCTAAACTATGAACAACCCAAACCAAACCCAGCAGACACACTACAACGAACTGCGCGAGATGGGCGTACATTTTAACGAGTACGGGATATACAATTTAACAGTCGGTCAATACGCTGCGATATGGAACGCATCCGAGGGAATTAAAAGCCTAGAGAATGACAGAGTAGAGGGGTATTACAATTTACTAATGGTTAAGGCTGATCGTTATAACTGGAAATGAATATAAGTAGTAGCGAGAAAAAGGGTTAGTAGTATCGTATGCAAACCAATAACCCCGAGAAACACGGTGAAAGTCCAGTTGTTAGGCATACTTAAGCTATTACTTATATTTTTATTTTAAAATAATGTTGTGTATTTAAAATATTTGGTTTACATTTGTACCAACAAAGAAACCAAATATGAAATTTCTACACTCAGTTACAGACACACAAGGCCAAGAAATAGAAAGCTTTTGCACTAATAGCAACTCACCTAAAAACTCAATGAAAATATTGAGAGATATTAAAAGCGGAGTTTATAAAATTTGGACTCGCTCAGATTGGAGCTTTGAAATAGTATAAACCTAACGCCCTACGGGGCTAAACACTTCACATCATGGCAACCATATACGCAGAACAAAAATACAGAGTTAAGTTGTATAAGCTAAACACTGTTAGAAGAGTATTAACTACCGATATTAGCAGCACTACTATTATTGAAGACATACCAGAAGATAAGATTAAAGACCTGATTTTTGCCATGCAAAAGTACGCTACTCCATTATCATTTGAAAACTACGAGCAGAAATTAGAATTACTAAAGCGTTAAACATGACCACACAGCAACTACAAGACCGGCACGAGAAAGGGGAGCGCATACTAGATATGATTAAGAGCGTTGAAAGGCAAATGGAAGATAGAAAATCTCACATAAAGTACCTAGACCATAATAATGTAGGTAGCATATCTCATAGATTAAGGGTAACAAAAGATATAGATCAAGCCCCTAAGACAATAGCCCGACTAAGAAACTACTACTTCAACACTATGGAGATAGTACCAACCGAAAGCATTCAAGATATAGCCAAGGAGGTAGCAAGGAAAACGGAAATTTCCCCAATAACGGACGGCAAGAAATACCAGATCGAAACATTTGAGAGCCAAGACTACCGCCTAGAGTTTGAATTTACCCCTCATTATTCACAGGGAGAGTTTGAGGGCGTCTCCGATCTTCACATATACGAGCTATTCCATGACCGCAGGACGTACACAATGGAGGAGCTTGACGGGCTTAAGATGTTACTGTGGGATACGTTAAACAGGAAGGGAAGAGGGTGACGTTTAGTATAAGAGCCGTTTTAATGTGTGTTATACATTGTTGTAAGTAGTACGGATTTAATAACTAAAATAAATATAATATGCAAAATTTTAAAATAGGTGACAAGGTTTACCATAAAGCAGATGCAGCCCCTTTTGAGGTGGTTGGAATTAGAAAAACAACAGTAGAAATACAAGGTGATTGGAGTGGTGGAACTCACAATGTAAATCAAAAGGGGTGGGTAAACCATACTGAGATTAAACCTTATGACAAAACCAAAGTAAAATATTACATAGATGGTAAACCGTTTATGAATGGAATAGCACTAACGTAGTATTACTAAACTTTAATAAATAACAAA